AGGTCAAATGGGACAGACTGGAGAAGTACCTACTGGAGCTTCGCCAACAGATCCAACAGGAGCTGGAGGTGGCAACATCGGAACAGGTAATGTACCGATGCCAGGGGAAGCTGGCTTTAGTTCGCCAGATATTGAACCTAAAAGAGGCGAACAAACGCAATAAGGAATAGTATGGCAAAAACATTTGAAGTAGATAGAGTTGGTGGTGGAACTTTTGAATTAGTAAAAGATGCAGCTACAGGCGAATATTCTGTAAAAAAAGTTGGATTTGAACCTATTAAAAGTTTAACTATACCAGATTATACAGCTGGAACTACTGATGCTGCAACTGATACATCAAAAGCTGTAACAGAAACTTCAAAAAAAACAACTCAAGAACAAACTACTGAAGTATTTAAACAATCAGGCAGAGATGATACAATAGACTATACAGGTCAGATGCTAAAAGATAATAGTCAAATGTTAAAGGATGCTAAAAGTATTGATCCCCAAATAAATGCTAGAAGATTGATGACCCAGGATGCTGCTTATACTGATCAGCAAAAACCACCTATGCTTGGAGACACTGGTGGTAGTATGGATCAAATGTCTGGTGCAACTACATATCAAGATGCTATTATGAGAGGTGGAGTTGGTGTTAAAGCTGCTGAAAAAAGAGGGCCAGGTATATTTACAGATAAAAAACCTTTAGGTAGTCCATTTAAAGCATTTGATGCATCGGTTAAAAGTGGTGTAATTAGTAGACCAGAGTATACATCTACTACTCCCGAAGCTAGAGCAGCTATGACTTCAGATGCTGCACAACTAGGAATTAGTAAAGTAGAATCTACTCAACCAACTATAGGTTCTTTTGGAACTGATCCTACGTCATTAGTAGGTGGAAAAGATTTAGAAGAAGATCCAGGTGCACAACCTAGACCAGATATAGAAGTAGAACCAACTGCACTTAAAAAAGTTAGTACAGGTTTAAAAAGTTTAAGTGAAAGTGTAGGTAGAGTAGTATCTAGTGGGCCTGTAGCTCAGATTGCTAGAGCCATAGGAAAACCAGTAGGTGAATCAGCAGGAGTTGCAGATTTTAATAAAACATATTTTAATGTTAGAGGTGGAAGCACAGACGGACAAAGAATAGCTGGTAATCCTGCAACAGATTTATATGCAGGTATGAATAGAACTTCTAAGTTTGGCAATTTAGAAAAAGCTGGTGCTAAAAGAATTGCAACTAGAGAAAGAACTATAGCTACTAAAAAAAATGTATCACAAAAATTTAGAGATGATACAGAAAGAATGAAAGAGCAGCAAAGAGAGTATCAAAAAGCAAAAGAAAAGAAAACATCATCAGCCAGAGAAAGAGCTAGAATGAATCAATCAGGAGCTGGCGGCAATGATAGTGGTTCATCAAATGCTAGAGTTATATGTACAGATCTACATAGAACAAAAGAATTATCTACTAGAGACTGGATAAGAGATACAAAATTTACATTTAAAAAGTTATCTATAAAACATGTTAAAGGTTATTTACTTTGGGCAGAACCAACTGTAAGACACATACAAAAATATCCTAGATACAGAAAAATATGGAAACATATTGCACAGCATAGAGCAAATGATATTGCATGGAGATTAAATGAAGGTAAATTTGATTTATTAGGAAGAATTTATGCAGGTATTGGAGAACCTTTGTGTTGGATGTTAGGTAATTTTGTAAGTGATAAACAAATTAATAGATATAATCTATCACATTGGAGAAGAATATAATGGCAATAGAAGCAGGAAATAAAGTTAGTACAACTGGGTTAGTAGGTAAAAAACCATTTACTCCAAAGGCTCCAGATATGAGTAAAATGAAAGTGCCTGAAACTATGCAGCCAAAAAGAATTAAACCTACTGAAACAAGAGTAGCACCTCCGCAACCTACAGAACAAGTAGCAGACAAAATTCAATCTCTGACAGATGAAGATAAAATTGTATTAGATACAGTCTTAGCTCCATCTGTTGCAATGGTTCTTAAAAAAATTGCACCAGAAGCTGGTGATTTAATAGATCAGTTTACAGGTGCAGAAGAGAACGTAGTTTTACCAGTATCAGTTGTAAAAAATTTTGCAACTAAAAGATACGGTGGAGCAGATGAAGGAGATGCTGTAGAAAGTTTTATAGCAGATCTTTCAGCTACACAAGAGATGGATCAACAACCTGTGCCACCTGAAGAAGATCAGTACGAAGCAATAGATACTGAACAAATCTAATTCAGCCCACAACAATTATGGAATCGAGCTACCCTTATCCATAAGGCACTCAACCCAATAGGTAAAAATAATGGAAGAAGAAAAAAAAGTTTCCGAAGAGAAACAAGTTAAAGTACCCAATGCAAATCCTTATAATAAAGACAGAGGTGGAGAAGATGCCGAAGTTGAAGCATTTGCAAAAGGTGAGTTAGCTAAATATCAAAGGGAACAAAGAGAAAAAGAAGCAATCGCAGCAACCGAACAGAAGGACACCGATGCATCTGAAGAGACTGCAGATCAAACAGATAATCAGGCTACTCCTATCGCTGAACGCCCTGCTAGAGCTGAAGATAGAGTCTTTAAAAAACGTTATGACGATTTGAAAAGACACTATGATTCTACTATTCAAAAACACAAGGACGAATTGGAATCTTTGCGTAACAGATTAGAATCAGGAAACTCGCAATTTAATCCTCCTAAATCTAAAGAAGAATTAGATGCATGGAGAAAAGAGTACCCCGATGTATATGATATGGTTGAAACCATAGCTATAGAAAAGGCAACTACTCAAACTGCAGAACTTGAAGATAAATATAAAAATCTAAAAGTGCAACAAGAGCAAATTGCAAAAGAAAAAGCAGAAGTAGAACTTTTAAAACTACACCCAGACTTTAATGAATTAAGACAACAAGATTCATTTCATGAATGGGCTGAAAGACAGGATCCTACTATACAAGGTTGGCTGTATGAAAATACATCTAATGCAACATTAGCTGCTAGAGCAATTGATTTATATAAAATGGATCAAGGCATTAGTAAGTTAAGTAAAAAGCAGGAATCTAATGTTAAAAAAGAAGCTGCTAAAGCAATTTCTAAAACAAAGAAGAGTACTGAAACTGATATACCTCAGAAGAAAATTTGGACTGCAACTGAAATTTCTAAACTAAAAGCTCATGAATTTGAGAAACTAGAATCAGAAATTGATCTTGCTCGTTTAGAAGGTAGAATTGAACAACGTTAAACAATCAACTAAACTAAACTAAAGGAGGGTACAACCATGGCTTTTGGAAGTGCTGGTGGATATTCGAACTTACCTTCAGGTAATTTCACTCCACAAATTTTTAGTCAGAAGGTTCAAAAATTCTTCAGAAGAGCATCAGTGGTAGAAGATATTACTAACACTGATTACGCTGGAGAAATTGAAAATTTTGGCGATACTGTTAAAATAATAAAAGAACCAACAATCACTGTTGCAGATTATGCAAGAGGTACAGCTGTATCTACACAAGACTTAGCTGATGACCAAATCACTATGACAGTTGATCAAGGTTCATACTTTGCTTTTAAAGTAGATGATATTGAAGAAAGACAATCTCATGTTAACTTTGAAGCTCTTGCAACCTCTTCAGGTGCATACTCATTAAAGAAAAACTATGACTACAATGTATTGAAGTTTATCTATGATAACGCTTCTACATCTGCAAGTGATACAGGAACTGATGGTTCACCAATTGATGGTGATGCAGCAGCTGATACTCTAGCAGACGTTGTGTCAGCAGCTAAAAAAGTTCTTGACAAAAATGATGTGCCAGAAGAAAATAGATGGTTAGTTGCACCACCTGAATTTTTTGAGCAATTAAGAAAATCAGGTGCTAAACTTTCTGACCAATCAGTAATGGCTGATGGCGGTGCATCTCAAATCAGAAATGGTCTTGTTACAGACAGACCGTTATTTGGTTTTAACATGTACTCAACAAATGCTATTGCAGTGTCTAGTGGATCTGCAGCATCTCATACTTTTGGCTCTTCAGGAGCAAATGAGTTTGCATTTTTATACGGACATGCGTCAGGAGTTGCAACTGTAAATCACATTGCAAAAACTGAATTAATCAGAGACCCTGATTCATTCGCTGACGTAGTCAGAGGCTTACACGTTTTCGGAAGAAAAATTCTTAGAGACGAAGCAGTAAGATCTGGCGTAATTACAATCGGTTAATTTTAGGAGGAAATAAAATATGACTGCTTATAATAGTTCAAACACAAACAGATTGATCAAAGCATCATCTGATCAAGTGAGAGTTATGTCAGAGGTTGTAGATTTTTCTTCTACAACTAATGCTGCTACTGACACTTTTGATGTTATTGGTATTCCTGCAAATACTTTAGTACTTTCTGCAGGTGTAGATGTTCTTACTGCAGGTACTGGAACAGGTACAATTGCTATAGGAGACTCTGGAGATGCCGATCAATATGTTGACGAAGTCGCACCAACTAGTACTGGGCAACAAACATTGTTAAACGCACCTGAAGCATATTCAGCTGCTGATGACATTAGAATAACTGTTGCTACTGCTGCTGTTAATGCGAAAGTAAGAGTATGGGCAACTATGATGTCACTTGATAAAGGTGGATCAGACGCTGATACAGACTCACAAAACGTAACATTTAGTTAATAGCTAATTATCTTGGGGGGAGCAATCCCCCCTTGATTTAACAGGAGAATAAATGTCAACAACATATTTAACTTTAACAAACAGAACATTAAGAGAACTTAACGAAATTGAATTAACTTCTGCTAACTTTGCTTCAAGTAGAGGTATTCAGACTGCAGTTAAAGATTTTATAAACAAATCAATACATGACATTTATAATGAAACAGGTGAGATACCTTTGCTATATGCAAGAACTACACAGAATTTAGAAATAGGCGATAATGAATAT